AAAAGAACTTAGGTGTCAAAGTAGCTGAAGCGATTGTAAAAAAGAGTAATAAACCATCTGCAAAGATAAAAGCAGGTGAAACGTCATATAAAGACATTAGACGGGTTTTAGGACTTCCAACGGACAAAAGAACACATTCGTTCACAAACGACATGATTAAATCTATCAGACCTATTGTAGTGGATAACAACAAGTATTTAACTATAATTGAAATAAGTGCAAGCGATGCACCTAATCAAAAGAAGTTAAACGAAAATTCAAGACGAATGAAAACAAATCTACTCAGGGCAAATGTAAAAGAACGTCAATTAATAGAATCGCTCAATCAAAAAAGGGTACAAAATATCATAAATAAATGATCAAAGAAACAATTAAAACCATAAACGACATTATAATCAATTCTACATTAGTTGAAAGATACGGTAAATACTGCTCACACAAAACAGATGCGGCAAACGGCATTCCTTACGGCGTAGGCAAAGAAAAAGATTGCAAAGGCAATACATACACATTTGATGAAAGAATTACAAACGTCGCTTATTTGGAATTTTTACCATTCAAAACAACACCGGTTAATTCACTGATAAATAATTTTGATTTTACTTTTAATATTCATCATTTCACATCAACCAAAAAAGTAAATGACAATCGGTATTACGGCAAACATTTAGAACTTTTTCAATATGTTTTCAATGCAATAAAAGCGGTTAAAACGTTCAATAAATCACAGATTACAACAGTGTCTATTACAAATAATATTCCAGATCATTGTGAATATGGGGTAATATCGATTAGTTTTAGTCAGTATGTAGATTGTAATTATACACCTGAAACAGATCCACAAAATTGTTAAACTTAAAAATAAATAAAAATGGGTTATTTGATTGTTTTGGTTATTGCTTTTATAGTTGGGTTTTTGATAGGTTCAAGTAGTTCTAAAAATTAATAAAATGACACCAAAAGAAAAAGCATTAATACTTGTTTATAAATTCAAAAATGAAGTAAGTTTATCACAATGGGAATCTATTCAATGTGCTTTAATATCTGTTAATTTAAGAATTGAAGGTGATTTTCTTTTTACAGATATTGAGTATGGAGAAGATAGTTTAGAATATTGGCAATTAGTAAAACAAGAAATTGAAAGTTTATGATTGAACAAATATTCATATCCATTATCTTAGCTAAATGCTTTGAGATATTAAGGCAGCCAGGCGAAATATTAAGTTTCTGGAATCGTTTATTTATTGGATGGGATGATGAAGTAATTGTAAAACCAAACATTGAAGGACTACCATTTATGTTTACTGTTTTCAGATATGTTATTGTTTTGGGTGTTTTGTCACGTCAAATTTTACATAAGGTATTTACATGTTCATTGTGCCATTCCGGTTATGTAGCTATTTACTTTATTTTCAAAGGAACTGATTTTATAATACTTCCAACAGTATTAGTATCTTTTCACTTTTTGCAAACTGTAATTTATAGGAAATGATTAATTGGGAACAAAGAACAATAACAGGTATTTCAGGAAAGATATACAAGATTGAACCTGAAAAAATAAGCACTAAACGATTCAGAGAGTATGAAATATTATCTCTTATGTTGGCGTTCTCTTCAGACTTCAAAACGTTCTACACAACTCTAACAGAGATCATAAAACAGATCGAAGGATTAACAAACATTGGTCAAATCTTTGCCATACTTTCAAAGCTCAAAAACTTAGTTGCCGGCATAGGAAATTATACTCAAAACAGTGAACCAAAGATTATCAGATTTTGCGCTCTTTTCTGTAATGAAGAAAATGAAGACGTAACAAAATTTGAAAACGATATGATCAAATCAAAGTATGATGATTGGGGAAATGTTCCAATATCGGATTTTTTTTTGTTAGTGAGCGATCTAATACCATCGTTCAAAAAAAGTTATCAGGTGGTAAAAAGAGAGAACGAACAGAGTTAAACATTCCGAACGAAAAAGAAATCCGTGCAACGTATGAAATGATGACAATATATGTTATAAAGAAAAGCGGTTATGATATTGATTATGTAAATAGAATGCCGTTTTTTGAGTTTAAAGATTTGTTTGACACATTAAAAAATATTGATAAGTGAGTGAAATAAAAGAAATAAAATTTACACCGTCGTTTTACATCGGTCAAATAGTTTACGACGTAACCAATGGATTAAAAGGCGTTGTAGTTGCTTATCAGGTTGATGTAAGAGACATAAACTATAAGGTTAAATTTTCCGACGGTGCAATTGATACATGTTATAAGATTGAACTTTGCCTAAATTATATTGAATAAATGGAAATAAGTAATTTTTTAAAAATGTCAGTCATTACCCTTTTAAGGGATGCAGCATTTTACGGGTACCATATGGCACGGGTGCAATCGGGGAAACACGAACTTAAGGAAAGCGCAATAGCTTTTTGCGATACGTTTCCTGAATACAATTCAGATTTTGACACCGTAACCAGGGCATATTACAGGTATTTAGAAATAAAAAAATCAAATAAATGAAAAAGAATATAGTAATTGAAATCCGGAAAATAGCAAAGAAATTACCTTTGTCATACATAGAAGGTCAAAAGTACTCAAAAAAAGAAATCATTGACCTGAGAGAAAGAGAATCAAAAAATAATATGTTTGGTCAAACGGTTGAACAATCAATATCAAAGGAATCAGAATATGTTATTGTCAAAGGCGAAGCACTATTTAAAGTAAACCATGAACGTCGTTTAAAAAGAGCCTACGAACGTGAAGGAGTGCAAGGTATCAAAGATTACTATAAATGGGTAGACTCAAACAACAAGCGGTTAAACGCCAAATACGAACAAAAATTAGTAATGCACTTAGTTGATGCAAAACTAAAGGCTTCAATATCTGAAATATTTTAAAACAGTAATAACATGATAAGCGTAATAAATAAAACACCACATTACAAATTGACATCTGATTACGTTTTATATTATGGTGACAGAGCCTATTTATTAAAGCGTGGTGAAGTGTTCAAATTAGCCGGATTGGAATTATCAAAACATTCCACAAATAGCCCGTTCCATTACAAAAATGATATTATCAGATTACCAAACTCAATATTAACCAAAATTTAAAACAATGAAATATACATTAATTTTAATCACAGCACTTTTATTCAGTTGTTCAAAGGAAGAACAATGTAAAGACTACTCACTAATCCATGAAAGCAATTACCAAAGCGCAAAGGATAAATGTGAAGGATTAGCAAACGATTACCCAAAGATGGAGTTAATCAGTAGTCAGTATGTAGGTTGTTTAACAGAAGCCGAATTAATAGAAGCACGAAAAGCCACAAGCATAATAACCAAAACTTATTGCGGTGGTATTACTTACACAATTAGAATAGTTTTAAGATGACATTTGAAGATTTAAAAAATGATGTTTTACAGTGGGGATTAGATAGGAATTTAATCGTTCCACAAAACCAATTAAAACAAGCCTTAAAAATGGTGCCTGAAATTGCTACACTTTGCGACGCTATAATAAAGAACGATGAAGAAAAACAAATTGATGGAATAGGCGACGTTTTAGTAACTGTAATCATACTTAGCGAACAATTAGGATATGATCCTGTAAAATGTTTGGAATTAGCTTACAACGAAATTAAGAACCGAACCGGCAAAACAATAAACGGTACATTTATAAAAGATTAATACAATGGCTTATTCAGAAAAAGAAAAAACAGATACTTTTAATTTTATCTGCAAAGAAATAGAAAGCGGAAAATCTTTAAGGGAAGTATTAAGGGATAACGATAATATGCCAAGTACACAAACTTTGTATAAATGGATTGATAGCGAAAGCGATAAATCAAAACAATACGCGCGAGCCTGCGAATTAAGAGCCGACATTATTTTTGATGAAATGATTGAAATTGCGGATGATGGGAGAAATGATTTTATGACTAAAGACATTGGCGACGGCATAGAAGTTCAGGTATTAAACAGTGAACACATACAAAGGTCAAGATTAAGAATTGATGCAAGGAAATGGATATTATCAAAAATGAATCCTAAAAAGTTTGGTGACAAAACCGACATAACCACAAACGGGAAAGATGTAAACATTCCATTAATAGAGTGGGTAAAGAATGAAAGCGAAGATTAATGAAGTTTTTAAGCCATTATACACAACAACTAATCGTTATGTACTATTAACCGGCGGAAGGGGTTCGTTAAAGTCCACAACGGTTCACGACTTTATAGCCAGGCTAACATATGAAAAAGGACATGGAGTTTTATTTACCCGTTATACAATGACTTCGGCTGAAAAGTCTATTATTCCAGAGTTTAAAATTACACTTGAAAGATTAGGGATTGAAAGTCATTTTCATATTACTCAAAACACTATAACCAATTTAAAGACGGGTTCATTTATTTATTTTTCAGGAATTAAAACAAGTTCCGGTAATCAAACTGCAAACCTTAAATCTATTGCAGGAATAACTACATGGGTAATTGAAGAAGGTGAAGACTTCCAAGATGAAAAAGCATTTGACGCAATTGACAATTCAATCAGAACCACAAATCAAACAAATAAGATCATTTGGATTCAAAACCCGACAACAAAAGAACATTTTATTTATAAGCGATGGATAAAAGACACAAACAAACAAATACAGGTCGAAGGGTATAACGTTACTGTTTCAAATCATAAAGATGTAGAACACATACATACAACCTATCATTTAGCGGATAGCTTAGGATATTTGGCACAAAGTTGGATTCAAAAGGCACACGATTTAAGAGACAAAGCAAACGAAGCAGAACAAAAAGAAAAAAACGCAAAATACAGATCAAAATACTATTATGATTATATAGGTGGTTGGTTAGAAAGAGCCGAAGGAGTTATCTTTGATTATACAATTGGTAAGTTTGATTTTACATTACCTAATTGCTATCATTTGGATTGGGGTTATTCTCCGGACCCTTTAGCATTAGGTAGGTTGGCAGTTGACAAACGAAATAAAAAATTGTATTGTAAAGAGTATATTTATGCAACTGAAGTAAATAACGTTCCACAAGCGTTAATTAATGTAGGACTTCAAAGAAATGATTTAATAGTTTGTGACACATCGGAACCACGTACACGGGCGGCAATAGCAAAAGCAGGGTTTAACATTCAAAACGCTGTCAAAAATCAGATAGTTGATGATTTGCGTTCAATGAAAGATTATGAAATTATTTTAGATTCAGATTCACCTAACTTTAAAATGGAGTTTGATAATTATGTATGGAATGATAAAAAGGCATCGATACCAATAGATAAATATAATCACTTATGCGATGGGTTTAGATACGGTTACAATAGACTTGTGAGTAAATCAATAATGGGTAATTCATACGGACATAGTAACCTTACATAATTATTTACAATAAAAATCATATCTAAACAGTATAAATAACTTATTTTTGCAATATGATAGACGTATTAATAGAAAAAATAAAAAAAGGTAGTGAGAGTTCACACGCTAA